GCAGGTTGCTGACATGGGTTATGGTTTGTTGGCTACCAACGGTGGCTTGACAGAAGCAGTGTCAATGTTTACCTACTACTGTTATGCGTCATACATGTCACTGAACGGTGCGCAGATTAGAAGTATCGGTGGTTCAAGTTCACATGGTGTGTATGCATTGGTTGCGGAAGGTAGTGATCCACTCGAAGTTCCAACACCGGTATCATTGTATCATGAATTGACACAGAGAGTTGACTGTTATGCTCCAACCCCTTCATATGCCAACACAGCAAATGGTTTGTTTATCTATGTAACAAATTATGATTACACTCCATTAAACAATTCGGAACTTGAAGTCGACCACGGACACCTAATTTATAGATATCCTGTGACTTCTGTTACAACAACAGATTTACCCGCGGGCGTTGCAAGACTTAATTTAACATCAGACGAAACAGGAAATTTCGAAGGACTATTTGATCAAATCACAGATGGCACGGTAATGACGTTGAGATCAAATTCTCAGGTTATTCTAACTGGTGACATTGTTGATGTTGCAACAAGACCATCAACTGGTTTGGTACTAAACGAATACACTGATGTTTATCGTGTGTTACAATTTGAAAACTATGAAGATACGAGAGGTTTAACATCAGGAGATACATATCTTGGTGATGAAGTATTAATTAGCACGGCTTCGCCAACCGAAATTCAATATCTAAGAACAATAACTACCATTGCAAGCAATGTTTGTACAACCAGTCAGCCACACGGATTAAAAGTTGATGATGTAATTTTTCCGCAATCAACATCAAATGGATTTAATAGCGGTGTTGCTTACTACATCATTGATGTTCCTAACTACAATCAATTTACGGTTTCAGCATCTCTGGGTGGTTCAGTTTACACGCTTACCAATGGGTCAAGTCTAACAATTAAGTGTATCGTACCTCACAAACAGAAAGCAGATTATCTTGTTTCATTCCAAAATGTTGGCGGAACTCTTCCAACGGGAATCAGTGGATCACAGGACTATTTTGTTCTTGAGGGGGGACTTACTGGTCACAAGTTTAACATTTCAACGGCCAAGAATGGTACTGCCGTAAACGTAACTGGAGCCGGATCCGGAACTAATTATGCAGCAGCAGAAGGTCTTGCAAGAACCACACTTAGAGAAAACTATAACTACATCGACCTAACAATTTATAAACCAGGTGAGTCAGTTGGAACATCTGGTGCTAACCCCGTAACTCCTGGAGCATTTACAAACTGTACCATAAGCGTGGCAAGTCCGGCAGTAATTACAAAAACAACTCACGGACTAAGCCAGGGTGATGTTATTAGATTTGAAACAACTGGAGATTTACCTACTGGTATTAATGCTACTTCTCATTATTTTGTTTATTCAACTCCAAGTGCTGATACATTTACTATCAGTCTTGAATATCCAACGCTTGGGGCTGCTGTTCAAGTAGACACCAGCGGAACACAGTCTGGAACACAAAGTTATGCACTCGTGACTGGTAGGGTGGGAGATTCAAGTTTTGCAGTTGTACCTGTTGCTCCAGAAGAAAGAACGAGGGTTCCGGGATCAATCTTATACTTCCAAGGAGAGGAGTACGTTATTGACTCATACGAATCAGAAGAGGATCTTGACGAAGCATATGCACGTGTAACACTTAATAGACCACTGGAAGATAGCATTATTGAATTTGGCGCAACCTATACGGCAAGATCAGCAGTTCCTATTAGAACGCTGGGTGCTGATGGTACATTAACAATTAGAATTTCATTAACACGTGTTACATCACATGACTTACTTGACATTGGTACGGGATCTTACGCTGACACAAACTATCCAAACGAAATTTACGGTCCACCAGTTAATGCAATTAATGCCGACGGCGAAACAGAAGAAAGAGATGTTGGACGTGTGTTCTATGTAACCACTGACCAATATGGTAACTTTAGCGTTGGTCCTTACTTCCGAGTTGACCAAGGTACTGGTCGAGTAACATTCTCCGCAGCGATTGCGTTGAGTAACTTGGATGGTATTGGATTCAAGCGTGGTGTTCCAATTGCTGAATTCTCAACAGACTCAGGATTTACTGATAACGCTGTTGATACTGTACCAACGGAAAACGCAACAAGACTTTACATTGATAGAAGGCTTGGTGTAACCCATGGTGGTTCGTCAGTAACTGCTGACAACTTGATTCCACCGACCAGTGGTGGTTTTGTAGCATTAAGCGGACAGTTGGCTATGAAAGGCCAACTACAGATGGGTAATAATAAAATTGTACAGGTTGCAGATCCTGTGGATCCAACCGACGCATTAAACCTTAGAAGTTTAACATTTGATAACTTACAGAACTTTACCTTTAATAATCTTGAATCAAACCAAATATTGGTGTTTACTGGTAACGACAGAGATGCTATTAACTGTTCGGTGGTTGGAGATATCAGCCTAAACATTGATTCAACTGCAAACACAATTGATGCACAAATTAATCCTGATACAATTTTAGATGCTGATATCAATAGTGCTGCTGACATTGCGCAGAGCAAACTATTGATGAATCTTGGAACAACAAGAGCGGCTGCTCCTACAGGATCTGCTGCGGTCAAGCAGGCAGCAAGTGGTCTATCAAGTTATGACAGTGCAGTATTCACTGTAACTGATGGATTCGTAACACTAAAAGCCAATGGTGTTGCTAAAACTAAACTTGCACAGATTGCTGCCACAAGTGTATTGGGTAACAATACTCTTACAACTGCAAATGCTTCTGATGTGTCAATGGCTCAGGTCGTTGATACCGGTGGTGCTGTTAAGAAATCACAATTTTCAAGCGTTGGTTTCCTTGCAAGAATAAGTGCTTCGTCAAGTTCATTGGATGGCGACTATGCAGTAATCAACTACGCTGCTGGTTCAAGTTCAACGGTTGAAGCAAACAAATTAATTAGAAGAGATTCAAATGGTGACTTTGGTGGAAGATATGCTGACCTACAAGCACTTTATGTTGATGGTATTGAAACGCTTGACACTGGCACAACTGGATCGGGTGGTTTCGTAAGATTACACACATATGGAACCAACGGTGGTATCTATCTACAGGATGGTACGCTAACCACTGATAAGATTACTTACTATGATAATAACACCCACCAATTCAGAACACAGGCAGGTACTGCAAATGCTCCTATCATTGCTTCAAGCATACAGGTAAATGCAATTACAACTGGCGGAAACACAACCGCAGGAACGATAACTGGTAGATGGACGCTAACAGGAACATCACCAAACGAATCAAGATTTGAGGCAACATACTCAGCGGACGTTGCAGAATACTACGAGGGTGACAAGGAATACGAAGTCGGAACGGTGTTAGTATTTGGTGGTGACAAGGAAGTCACAACTTCAAACAAACAAGGCGATACAAGGGTAGCAGGTGTTGTATCCAACACGGCAGCCTATGTGATGTATACTGCTTGCCCAGGTGAGAAGAACCTTGTTGCATTGACTGGTAGAGTTCCTTGTAAAGTCGTAGGAAAAATTAAGAAGGGTGACATACTCGTAACAGCAGGTATACATGGTGTGGCAACAGTTTCAACAGATCCTAAGGTAGGAACAATTGTTGGTAAAGCCATCGAAGATTACGATAGTGATCATATTGGAACAATTCAAGTAGCGGTGGGCAGATCATAATGGCATACGATAATAATATAAATCCAGGAAAGGCTCCATTAGTCTGGAGCAGAATAAAATCAGCCTTTGATCAAATCAATGAAAACTTTTCAATCATTGGTGCTTCTGTTGCTGCTTATTCACCAATAACCATTGCAAACATTGACCAAAGCAATCCCGTAAAGATAACCTGTACGAGAGAGCACAACATGTCCAATGGATGGAGAGTGACTATCAGAAGTACGGGTGTTAGCCAACTTGACGACAATGATTATTATGTTCAGATTTCAAGCAATGATGAATTATTACTTTACAGCGATGAAGCACTAACCACTGCCGTCAATGGCACGGCATATGATGCATACTCATCCGGTGGTGGAACCATACAGGCATATTCAGACTTTGCATCAATAGATTTTGAAAATTTAACAACCAGCGTATCACCAGAAACGGGTTCAACATACTCATTGGGTGACTCAACAGATACATGGAAAAAATTATACATATCAGAATATTCAGACACTCCTGGCAATGAACAGAATGGTGTTTGGCTTGGTACTGCCCAGATCAAGGGTGCATCCGGTGTTGTTGATTTACCATTTGGTTCAACAATAAACGGTGACCTAATTATTGATCCTGAAAAAAGATATTTCCGTTACATTAATCTTGATGATGGAGATACAGTGGAAGCGGATCATACCAATGACACACTGTCAATTTACTCCGGTACAGGTATGCAATTGGTTGCTGGATCAGCCGCTGATAGCATCACAATCACAAACACAGGTGTAACACAACTTGCGGCTGGAACAGGTATAAGCGTAGATGCAGCAACAGGAAACATAACGGTTACAAATACGGGTGTAATTTCTGTATCAAATGGCACATCATTGCCAGCAATTGCAAGTGGAAGAAGTGCAGGAGTTGGAATTATAACAAGCGGTGCTACAGGAACTTTAACATTAACAAACACCGGTGTAATTGAAGTACAGGCTGGTACTGGTATTACCGTGTTTACTGATACGGCAACTGGTATCGCAACAATTACCAACAGTGCTCCGGCGGGTAATGCATTTAGATTCGTTTCAATATTTGGACAAACAACCATAGAAGCAGATGGTGTTGCTGATACACTTGAAATTGCGGAAGGTTATGGAATCACTTTAACAACTGATGCCCCTAACGATAAGGTCACTGTTAGTTTTGATAATACTGTCGATATCATCGGATCAGTGTTCGGAGATGACTCAACCAAGATAGTTGATGCAGTGGAAAACAAAGTTTATGCTGCTGGTGGATTCTTTGGCAATCTAACAGGAAATGTTACGGGTAATATTACTGGAGATGTTACAGGCAATGTAACTGGAAACTTGGTAGGCGATACAACAGGTTACCACACTGGAGATGTTAAAGGTTCAGTTTTTGGAGATGATTCTACAAAGATTGTTGATGCTGTAGAAAACAAAGTTTATGCAGATGAACTTTGGGGCACATTGAGAGGCCAAACTTGGATGGCTGGATATGACGGTTACCTTACTATTGCAAATGGTGGCTCTACTGGTCCAGGTGCTATACAGATTGTTGCATCAGCCAATTTAGATTTAACAGCAGGCTCAGGATACACAATTAATGCAAATAGAAATATTGTTGCATCGGGCGGAGTTACAGGTAATGTTACAGGTAATTTAACTGGTTATCAAACAGGTGACATGACTGGTTCAGTATTTGCTGATGATTCAACAAAACTTGTTGATGCAGTGGAAGGAAAAATTGTAGGACCAATTGAATCAGAAAGTATTTCCGGTAACCTAACAGGTTCGGTGTTTGCTGATGATTCAACAACCATAATAGATGGTCCAACAGGAACGGTCGCTGGTATACACGTTCCAGGATCTACCACTCCAGCAAGCGAATTTGCAGATGGTCAGACATACGAAATTAGAGTTGATGACAGTTTTATTTGGGTTAAGACAAGTACTGGTGCTTGGAAAAAAGCAACATTGGGAAGTTTTTAGGGGCGTAGATAAATGGCTAAGCGTACAATAAATATCGGAACAAGCGCAAACGACAGAACGGGCGATACCCTACGAACTGCCTTTAACAAGATTAATCAAAACTTTAATGAGTTATATGTTGGGCCTCCACAACTTACGCAGGCTGAAATAGATGCACTCACACCAGTTTTTGGTATGATGGTTTACAATACAACAACAGGAAAATTTCAAGGGTATGCTGCTGATGCAAATAATGACAGTGCAGCAGGGTGGGCAGATCTCCACTAAATATAGATATAGGAAGCGAAATGGCAGACATTCAAACAATTAATATAGGTAACGTGGTAAACGATGGTCTTGGTGATGATCTAAGAACCGCGTTTCAAAAGGTCAATGCCAACTTTGCTGATCTTAATGCCGAACTTACAGTTACGGTAACAAATACGGGAACAACAGGTGTTGGTCTTTTTAAGGAAAAGGTTGGTAGCGAATTAAGATTTAAGAAACTTGTTTCTGGTACTAAGATAGTTCTTGATGAAGCAACAGATAGTATCATAGTTAATAATACGGAACCAGATGCATTTACAAGAATTGATACTGACAGTGGAACATTGCAGGCTTCTGCTAATCAACAAATTACAATTCAAGGAACAGCATCAACTGGTTCTCAGACAGGAGTCAAGGATATTGAAGTTACCGCACTTGCTGGAAGTGGTGTAATCAATATTAAAAATACCATTCCCGTAACGGAATATCTAACTTCGTTCGATTTTGGACCAATTTCTGAAACTGGTTTTACCAATGCTTTACAACTTGCTTTCACGGCTGCCAATATTGACTTTGCAACTCTAACTATTGATTCTGATTTAAATTTGGACTGTGGCGGTCTAACGTAGGAGGCAACTAATGGCAGTAACTTGGATAACGCCAGCAGGAGACCTTGGAACACTTGAAGAAAGAATTACAGTTAACATAGTACTCCAAGCATCAACTGATATCGGTAATCTACAATACAAAATTATTGCGGGTTCACTACCTACGGGTTTATATCTTGATCAAGCCACAGGAGCAATAAAAGGAACTCCTGGAGAAGTAACTAAATTTACCGAAAAAAGATTTGTCGTTAGGGCGTACGATGCCCAAGACGAGAAAGATAGAACATTTAAATTGTTCGTTGATGGGTCTGACTTTCCTGAATGGATCACACAAGAAGGATTCCTTAAAGTAGGAGAAGGTGAAGCATACTTTGTTCTTGATGATTCAAGAGTAGATTTTCAACTTGAAGCAACTGACAGAGATCTTGTTGCTGGAGATGTTTTACAGTATTATGTTATTCCTAACAGTGGAACACTGCCTCCGGGTCTAACACTTTCAAAAACAGGAAGAATAACAGGATTCACGGAGCCTGTTGCTGCAATTGATTACACATCAACACCTACTGGAGCATATGATACACATTCATTTGATACGGTTCCACTTGATATAGCCAAGAATAATTCAACTGGTTTTGATTCATATTATTATGATGACCAAAGATATGACTATGGTGAGCAAGGAAGAACTCCTAAAAAATTAAGTAGAATATACACCTTTGGTGTTGCAATAACTGATGGTGTTAACGCAGTAAGCAGAACGTTTAAAATCTATGTTGTAACTGAAGAATTTTTACAAGCAGACAATACTCTTATTCAGGTTGACACTAATCTATTCCAAGCAGATTCAAGCAGAGATAGAAAACCACTTTGGATCACTGATTCAAATCTTGGAAGATACAGAGCAAACAATTATGTTACAATATTCCTTGATGTATATGATCCCCCATCGTTGACTGGTACAATAAGTTATTTTCTTTTAGAAACTAATCCAGATGATGGAACTCCAAGCGTTTTACCTCCTGGGTTGGTGCTGGATGGGCAATCTGGTGAACTCGCAGGTAAAATTCCTTACCAGGCAGCGGTTACTGAAAATTATAAATTTTCAATGGAAGCAGTAAACTTTCCACCTTCTTTGGCACAAGGCACATACAATCTAAGGGGAAATTGGAGTTCAACAACTGCATATGCAGTCAATGATGCAATTAAATTTGGGAATTTGCTATATGTCTGTGTTAAGGATAATATTGGAGAAATACCAGAAGACAATGAGGAATATTGGAATCTTGGAGTGTCAAGTGCTGTTAAAACATTTACGGTTGACATCATAGGTGAAATAGAAAGTGCTATTGAATGGATTTCAAATACCGATGTCGGAACCATCAAACCAAATCAACCAAGTAGATTGTTTGTTGAGGCGCGAAGTCTGTTATATGGCGGAAGAATAAGATACGAACTTGTTTCGGGTGAGGTACCTCCAGGATTAACATTTCTACCAACCGGAATACTACAGGGTAAGGTAAGACAGTTTTCCGATAGTGATCAAGATGGGTTGACAAGATTCTATGATCAGGACAGTGCATTGATTGATTCTACAGGTTCAAGAAGTTTTAATACAACGTTTGATGATGATCAAACGAGTTACGACAAGATTTTTAATTTCAAAGTTAAAGCAATTGACGGTGCAAATTTTGCTGAATCCGAAAAAGACTTTACCATAAAGGTCGTGGCTGAAAATGAAAAGACATTTTCTAATCTTTATTGCAAGGCATTACAAAGCAAAGAAAAGAGATTCAGTTGGTTTAACTTTATTACTGACGGAACCGTGTTTGTTCCTGAGGACATGTATCGATATGGAGATGAAAATTTTGGTGTTCAAGCAGAATTGAAGACTTTATTATTTGCTGGAATTGAAAGTGTTGAAGCGGTAAGATACATACAGGCAATGAGTAGAAATCATTATAGAAAAAGATTCACATTTGGAGATCTGAGATCAGCCAAAGCAAAAGATCCGGAAACACAGGAAACAATTTATGAAGCCATTTATATTGATCTAAAAGATGAATATGAAAAAGAAGATGGCACGAGCATAAATGCTGAGATTGAATTAAAGGATAACATCAACAGCAAGGTATTGGTTAGCCAGAGTTCAATAAGGATCGACAGTGATATTCCGCTTGTTAGTGATAGCGATTTACAGAAAGTATTTCCAAATTCAGTAAAAAACATGAGAGGAAGAATTAGAGCGATCGGAGAAAGAGATCGTGAATTTTTGCCTCTTTGGATGCGTAGCATACAGGATACGGGAACAGTAGAATTAGGATATACAAAGGCCCTGGTGCTTTGTTATACCAAACCCGGAAGATCAGAATCTATAATGGCTAAAATTAGAGCCAAGGGATTTGACTTTAAACTAATAGATTTTGTTGCAGATCGTTACATCATTGATATAGTCAACGGAGAAATACAGGATCAATACCTAAAATTTCCGCAGGAATCAATAACAAAACAGAATGAATCATATCCTAAGACGCAGGATATAAGCATATGATAAATACATACGTTAACAATTGGAGATAAACAGTGGCGAGCAATATTAATTATTTGAGCATCAATGAAAATTTTCCTGTTGCTGGACAGGACAATGATACTCAGGTTTTCAGAGATAACTTTGATACCATTAAAACCAGCCTAAGATATGCAAAAGACGAAATCACAGACCTTCAGACTGACTCTGCAAGGCTTGATCTTGATAATGATTTTTCATTAAACAAGATTCAAAACGCACTTCTCCAAAATAACAGAACACAGAAATTTGATGCTGGCGCTGTAACAGCAAGTCCTACCACTGTTGACTACCAAAATGGTAACTATCAAATTTACAGAGTTGGTGCTAATTTGACCATGGATTTCTTAAACTTTCCAGGAGATCCTGTTTTTGTTTCTGAATCTACTCCAATTGGCATGGGCAAGGTCACTCTTGAACTGTATGGCGATGGAACCAAGAGACTCGTAACAGTATTAACATCAGGCGGTACAATTACTAAAAAATCCAATTTTCCTGCATTAACAGAAGCAGGTGTTCACACGTTTGAAGTTACATCGACCACTGATCCTGTAATTATTGAAGTGTGGAGACACAGTGCAGATAAAATTTTCCTACACTACATTGGACAGTTCAGTTAATCATTATGTTTCACCCCTTCGAAGAAGATGTAACACAATTATCGGACACACAATTAACCGATAGAATATCCGAATTGGGGAAAAAATATACCCAAGCCGCACGTTTAGGTAAGGGTCAACTGTTGACACAACTCCAAACATTTGTTACAATATATAGAGATGAGATTACAAGAAGAGCAATGGCATCGAAATTACGTGCAAATGATGATAAGGATTTGGATCAACTAATTAATGTGGAATAAAACAAACACAATCGATCAGATAGTAAAAGGCGTTACAAAACACGGTACTGACATTTTGGAACACTGTGTTACTAATGACGACCTAACGAACTATATTGATAGAATACAAAGTGAGTTTTTAAGTTATCCAATTCCAAAAAAAGAATTTAATCCTAATAATTGGTTCATGCCAGACGCCTATAAAGAGATGGATATCAAAAAATATGTGTTAGATTTGTGCAGAACAGATGAAGAAATAGATAGGGTTAAGATTGAATTGGCTGAATATGAAAAACGCAATTTACTCATGTTGTTAAAACAAATGAAATACATAGTAGATACATTGCGAAAAAACAATATCGTTTGGGGTGTAGGACGTGGATCAAGCGTAGCAAGTTATGTGCTTCATTTATTAGGGGTCCACAAGATAAATTCTATTAAATACGATATACCACTAAACGAATTCTTTAAAGGAGAATAATATGGGAACAATTAGAAGTATGCGAGGAAGAGAGATTGATATGGAGAAACTCAATCTTAAAAACGAAGAATTGCCAGCAGTTGGTAATATGAAAGTAAATGCTCGCGGTGATGAAATTGGCAAGGGTGGAAAAGTAATCAGAACCAGAGAACAGGTTTTACAAGATTATTACAAGAAAAACCCAAGAGCCGTAAAAGAAGAAATAGTAAACAGAAAGAAAAACTAATAGGTGAGAAATGATTAAAGGCAAAGTAAGACCAATCCATGCCGATGTACTAATTTGTGATATGTACTTTGGTGAAATGAAAACAGCAGGTGGATTGTATATTCCATCGGATGATGCGAAAACCCACGGTGTTAAACCAAGATGGGGTAGGGTCTATGCCAAAGGTCCAGAAAATAATGAGGATTATCAAGTGGGTGATTGGATCCTCGTTGAACATGGTCGCTGGACAAGAAAGTTCAAAATAGAAGACGAAAACGGTGATAAGTTAGAAATTCAAAAAGTTGAACTTGAAGCAATCATTGCATATCAAAAAGAAAAACCTAACGATCTTGCCTATTGGGGTAAAGAGTATAACGACGGCGAAGCAGCCACTATTGATCCAAGCCTATTTGTTAATAATTAGACTGCTGTAGGAACTCCAAAAACATCAAGTTTATCTTCACGAACACAATAGACCATGTCTATTGGTTTTAGTTGAAACTCTATCTGCATATCTCTTTTAATTGAACCAGCATTGTAGCCAACATAAAGTTTGCATTCTTCCACGGTATCAAACTTAGGTTGCTGATACCAGAATACATCCTTGCTGCCGTCGGGATAGGTTCCCATCATCAATACTATTATGAACCATTTCATAACAGTATTTAGATATAAAATAGCAGTTAATAACTGAGTGCTTTATCTGGACACAGCCTAAAGGTCAATGCCTTTCTCGGCCCACGTGTGGTGTTTATGGATACCTCCCCTGACTTTGGATGGAATTCAATTTTGGTAATCTTAGCCTTGCTATTGTTCTTGCCAACAAGGATTTCTTGGCCTACTTCGAGGTTTAAATTAAGATTTCTAATCATGGGATTCTCCTTTTGCATAACGATTGTTATAAAAATATTTACCAGATTGCTTGACAGTAATTAACAGATAGTATATAATATATGTAAATTAGAGGAGTTTAAATTGTCTAACATTGATCTAAACAAATACAAGGAATTCGTAGAAAAGGTTACATCTGACGAATCAAATGATCCAAATCGCTTGTATGGACGCTTGGGATATCTAAGTGGCTATGCACACAAAACAGAAGCAGAAGTGCAGGACGAAGCACCGTGCAATGTTTCATTACTGCTTACTGGTGGCATCGGTTTGAGTTCAGAAACTGGAGAACTAAATGAAATTATTAAAAAGGTTATATTCCAAGGCAAACCTTGGAACGAGGATGTTCGCTTTCACCTTAAACGAGAACTGGGCGATATTCTTTGGTATTGGGTTAATACTTGCAGAGCATTGGATCTTGACCCTAACGAAGTAGTAGAGGAAAACGTGGAGAAACTCAAGGCACGATATCCAGGCGGAGAGTTTGATGTGCATTACAGCGAAAATAGGAAGGACGGAGATCTCTAAGAAGAAACCAGACATGGTTGTGAATAACCCGCAATCCATGCCATATCCAACCAATGTAGGTGCTCCTGCATTTACGATTCCTGACGTGCTTAAACACAAGAATGAACGAGGAGTCAATGCCACGCATCTTTTGGAAACACGATTCGAGGATCTAAAACGGCAATATTTTGATTTAGTTTCTCTTGCAGAAGATACCGAACTCGTGTATAATGCAAAGTATGCTTTTATTCCTGTCGTGGGAAAGACGTATCATCTATATGTAGGATACGATGATAAACTGTTCCTAAGCATAATAGAACCGGAAAGAGTTTCTTGGGATTGCAAGGGCAGTTTTAAACTCACGGCAGACAGCACTTGGGAGAGACAATGAAATTTAAAAGTTCAAGTATAGAAGGCGTAGTTGTTAAGAATGACGACCGCTATATTGTAAAGGACAATACAACACTAAAAAATCTTGTTGTTAGTAGCACAAGATTAAATCCACGCAAAAGCACAAGCGGACACAAGCATGAAGGACAGGAAGAAGTTTACATGTTCTTAGAAGGTCACGGAACAATGGAACTTGACGATGTGACTTATAATGTTGAAGCGGGCGATACTGTTTTAATAGAAGACGGTGTGTTTCATCGTGTTCACGCAGGCACGGAAGAATTATATTTTGTATGCGTATTTGACGGAAGGAGAAAGTTTTGAAATCATTTATAGTATATGTATGGATGATCGCAGCCTACAATGGCAATCCCATTGTGGTGGGTGAATTTGAAAACTGTGATCAGGGCATTGCCACAGCAAATAATTTTTTCCCAGGATATGTTGCACTACATTGCATTACGCCTGATCTAACACCTCCCGGAGGCGTTGCTCTGTGAGGATAGGGTTTACAGCATCAGCATTTGATCTGTTCCACAGCGGACACGTGGCAATGTTGAAAGAAGCAAGATCAAATTGTGATTATATGATTGTAGGATTACAAACTGATCCCACAATTGATAGACCCGAAAAGAACAAACCCGTCCAAAGTGTATTTGAAAGATACGTGCAATTGGAAGGCTGCAAGTATATTGACGAAATCATTCCCTATGCAACTGAACAGGATCTTTTGGACATATTCCTAACCTACAAGATTGACGTTCGCTTTATTGGAGAAGAATACAAGTCCAAAGATTATACGGGCAAACAATTATGTCTTGACAAGGGCATAGAAATATACTATAATAGTAGACAACACTCATTTAGCACGAGTGGTTTACGTAAAAGGATAAAGGATACAAAATGAAACTTCCGGATGGATTACAAAAAACAGGAATTACAACTATGGGTGCTGCCGGTATAGCACTTATGGTTTTACATATCATGGGATACTTAACAGGCTGGGCGTGGCCTATATTGTACGTGATTATGATACTAACAGCATTTGCTTCGGAAACTTCTAATAAGGTAAGAATGTAATGAAAGAATTATGGGTAGAAAAATATCGTCCTAAGTCATTGGATGGTTATGTTTTTAGAGATGAGCATCAACGAAAACAAGCACAGAGCTGGATTAAAGAAAAATCAATTCCACATTTATTGTTTAGTGGTGCGGCGGGCATTGGTAAGACCACAATGGCCAAGATTCTCATCAACGAACTTGAGATACCCGATTATGATGTTTTAGAAATTAACGCATCACGAACAAACTCTGTTGATGCTGTTCGTGATAAGATCACAAACTTTGTGCAGATGATTCCATTTGGTCCATTCAAGGTTGTGCTACTTGATGAGGCTGATTACTTGAGTCCAAACGCACAGGCAGCACTGCGTGGTGTTATGGAAGAGTATCACAGCACAGCACGTTTTATTCTTACTTGTAACTATCCTAACAGAATTATTCCTGCACTGCATTCACGTTGCCAGGGCTATCACATTGAACGAATTGACCAAACAGAATTTACGGCAAGGGTGGCAACAATCCTCGTAGAAGAAAAAATAGATGTTGATCTTGAAACGCTTGATCTGTACGTAAAAGCAACATATCCGGATTTGAGAAAATGCATCAACATGGTGCAACAAAATGTTAGTGATGGCAAACTGCATGCTCCAAGCAAGGGCGATGAAGGTGCCGCTGATTGGAAGTTTGACATGGTTGAATTGTTTAAGGCAGGCAAGATTACAGAAGCAAGACAATTGCTTTGCGGAAAACTAAAAGCAGAAGAAATGGAAGAAGTTTATCGTTGGCTGTATGACAATTTAGAAATTTTTGGTGAAGAAGAAAAACAGGACACGGCTGTCTTGATTATTAAACAGGGACTTGTGGATCACACATTAGTTGCTGATCCGGAAATAAATCTTGCCGCGGTGTTAATTAAACTGGCAAGGTTATAGTTGAAAATAAGATATTATCATAAGATAGATGGTTGGAGATGGTTAGGATTCATACTGGCAATGGTCAGTGCATTCACACTGAGCGGTGGTAATCCCAATGTGCAGTGGATGGGTTGGGCAGTTGCTCTCGCATCATGTAGCATATGGATTTGGATGGGAATTAAGGACAAGGATGTGCCGAGGGCACTCATGGAGTTAATGTATTTGTTATTGGCTGTTAGAGGTGTTTGGAATTGGTTAGAGATTAACTAATGATTCTTGATAAAATTAGACAGGCAGGCGAGGATCTTAGGATGCTTGAAGGACACGACAGGCTACAATATCTGGTAGACAAGGCACGAGAAGTAGAACCCTTACCGGAAGAAGCCAAGACAGAACAGAACAGGATACATGGCTGTGCCTCAAAGTTGTGGATCATAGGTGGCGCAGATAAAGATAACTTGATGCGTTATCGAGCAGATGGCGATGCATTCATTACAAAGGGAACTGCCAAGGTAGTTACGGACATCGTGAATGGTTGCCATAAAAGCGAAGTGGCACATCTCACAGTTGACGACTTTGAACAATTAGGCATCAAGGAACTGCTTACAATGCAGAGACAAAGCGGCTTGGGGCAACTAATTAATAGAATAATAGGAATAGCAAATGCTTAGGAGTATAATATGGCACACTTAGTAGATGATAGATGTATTAATTGTAGACACACAACTTGTGTTAGCGTTTGCCCCGTAGATTGTTTTTACGAGGGAGAAAATATGTTGGTAATTAATCCAAGCGAATGTATCGATTGTGGTGTATGCATTCCGGAATGTCCGGAAGAAGCAATATACCAAACAGACGATGTCAACGATCCTTGGTACAAACACAACGAATATTTTTCAGAAATATGGCCAAATATTACTAAACAGAGAACACCAATGTTTGAATACAGTCATTGGGCCGGAAAAGAAAAAGGCGAAAAGACAAAATATTTTAAGAAAGGGCCAGGAGGAAAGCCTGATCCAAGATTAGGAGAAAAGTAAAATATTGGGGGATCTAATGACCCCCCAAGGTATTATTCGTCGCCGTAGATTTCTAAAATTTCCTTAACCGCTTCGTGTCTTTCTATATCATGTTTTGTAAAGCGGCAGATATCAACATACTGATGGTTATTAAAGTTGTTATACAACCCAAGGAACTGAAGTAACCCATTATTGCTTGGCCTATCAGCCTGTTGCAAATCACCGGTTACCACCATCTTTGATCCTTCGCCCAATCTTGTCAGCAACATTTTCATCTGACTTGGCGTTGCGTTTTGCATTTCATCCGCTATGATAACGGAGTTTTTAAATGTTCTACCTCGCATGTATGCGAGTGGTGCTACTTCAACTATTCCCTCTCTTACTTGTCTTTCAATTTCAGCCTGGCAGAAGTTGTCAGAAAAAACGTCAAAAATAGGACGAGTCCATGGTGCCATTTTTTCATTTAAATCTCCTGGCAAAAATCCATGTTGTTCATCCACCGAGACCGCAGGTCTTGTAATTACGATCTTATCGCACAATTTGTCCTTGAATTCATTAATGGCCCATTGGACAGCAATCATGGTTTTACCCGTTCCTGCAGGACCAATAGCAAACACGATGTGTTTGTCTTCTGTGTCCAGCATTTTTAAGTAAATTTCCTGACTGAAATTTTTGGGAGTAATGTGTATTCTTTTTGATTTGTGAGAGTTGATGTTTACGATGTTGCTATACGCTGCGTTGTGACCCGCATGGGCCTTGTGTTTTCTCTTCATATTAAGGAATATCCTCCGTGTTTGAAAAAAGCCCAGACACGGCGTCTTAATATATCCAGCGATGTAAAAAGTCCGTATCCGAACATACTATTATTTAATGGAAGATTTAAGAAATAATAGCGTAACATATTAAAAACGATAAATACATTAGGAGACTAATATGGCCAGCATAAAAGAAATTATTGATAATATTGAACAGATTTATGGTTCTAACAACAGTTTAAACCTTCTAAAGGACTTTGAGCGTGTTGTTGACGAATTAGACTTATACGTCTATGATAACTGGATGGACGGTGAGTTAGCAGAAGGACCCAAAGAAGATAGGTACTTTGTAGAATGCACATTTATGTGGCCCAAGGAAAATATGCCAGAACCGGCTGGCGGAAAGCGATTGCTTGAATATGGATGTAAAGTATCATATGCAGAATCCATGCTTAAAGAAGTTAGAAAAATAAAAACTCCAGATGATATTCGACCAGGAACAAAAAAAGGTAAAATTGACTACAAACCAATATGGATGGTAAAGATCAAGATGCCTAAGAGATTAATGAAGAACATTGATAGAGGATATACTAACCTTGATAGAAATAAGGTTCAGGATGTTCTAAATCAAGGTAACAATATCTTAGAACCAGTTGAGCAAATGGCACCACAAGGCGAGACGGATGAACAATAAACAGGACAAAAAAGTTTTAGAAGAAGGTCTTCGCAAAGGAGATCTCCAGGAAATGATCTATTCTATTTTTGAAATAGACACATTTAGATCGAAGATGGGAGAGGATAAAGATGTTTGTGTTTTAACATTCCAATCAAAGGATAGATATCCAGCAAAGGACTTTATGGAATTTGTCGAAAAAGGTTATCCATTTGTATTGGATGCTGATGTTAGTGCAGGAGAAAATAAGGATGGAGAATATTCTATTTTTGTAGAGATTGAAAGAACTCCTAAACTGGCAGATGACATTATGGAAATGTTATACGGACTTTCGAGATTAACAAATGTTAATGATTGGGAATATAAGTTTTATAAAAATAATGAGTTGGTAAAGGCAACAACTGAAAATTTAAGATCGATTCCTAATTCACCTAAGATGTATGAAGCGTCCATGCAGAAATTTAGAACCGAGGAAGTTAAGAGTTTCTTTGATAAAACATTGATGGACGATTTGACTCTTGATGAAAATATTATTACCATTCATAAACCTTTTGGAAATGTTTACAAATTTGAAATGGTTGATGAAGGTATAAACGAAGGTGTTAATGAAGCCCCAGCCGTTGACGAACATGCAATGGCAGAAATTTTTTGGTTAACAAAAGTAATGGGCAATTATGACATTAACAAATATGGTGAGAATTTTCTTTTCACCAATGGAAGTAAAACTAAATTACTTAAAAGGGTAAATTAAAATGGCTGCAGAAAACTATGACAAGTGTTTAGAAACTATTCTACATCACGAAGGTGGGTACGTAAACCATCCAAAGGATCCAGGCGGAGAAACTAACCTGGGTGTTACAAAAAGAGTTTATGAAGATTGGGGCGGAACCAAGGACATGAAAGACCTAACTGTTGAGGATGTTGCTCCTATCTACAGAAAGAATTATTGGGATAGAATGAAGTGTGATGATATTCCAGCAGGTTTAGACTTGTGCGTATTTGACTTTGGTGTCAATGCAGGAACAGGCCGTTCGGCAAAATATTTACAAACAATGATCGGAACAGTTGCCGATGGCGGTATTGGTCCTAATACACTTAGAGCATTAGATGCTTATGTTGATGCTAATGGTATTGAAGGCGCCATTAAAAATTTCCAAGAAGCACGCCAATCATACTACGAATCACTTTCAACCTTTGAAACATTTGGCAGAGGTTGGACTCGCAGGGTTGACG